GGCGTCGCCCCACTGCGCGGCGGTGTAGTCCCCACGGCCATAGATGACATAGAGGTGGTTGTCCACCCCGACGTAGACCCAGTGGACACCGTAGCGGTTGGCGCTCAGGGTGGCGAGTCCGCCGTCCCCGTCGTCCCACTGGAGGTTGTCGATTTGCGTCTCGCCTGAGTCGATGGTCCAGCCACCGATGCCGTCACGGTAGAAGCGAAGGAAGGTGTCCGGGGTGGTCGTGTTGAAGGCCTGGATGGTTACTTCGTCGAGGCCGTGCCACCAGGTGCCTTCCGTGACTGCGAGGTTGCGGGTGCCTGTCTCGGAAAGGACAGAGCCCGAGGCTCGCGTCAGCCCGTGCGTATCGTTGAAGCGCTTGGTGAGCTTGTTCGCGACGTTGCCAGAGGGGATGACGTGGTTGGTGATGTGGAGGTAGATGGTCGAGCGGTGGACCGTGCCAAGGATGATGTTGGTGTTGTAGTCGGTGCGCTTGGTGACGGTCGCGACAATCTGCGGGGTGCCCGCGTTGTACTCGACGTAGATGAAGTTGATGGCGTCGTCAGTCAGCGCCAAGGGGTTGACACCCCCGAAGTCGAAGGCGAGGAGTTCCGCGCTGTCGGAGTCCGTCCCCCGGATGTACCCGTAGCCGCCGGCAACCTGCACTGTCCCGTCGCCGTTGTCGGTGACGAGCCCAGAGCCGTTGACCACGCTGGGGCTTCCCGTGTCCTGGAGGACGCCTGCCACGGTGGTTGTGGTGGGTGTGCCGAGGATGGAGTCGTGCGTGATGAGCGTGTCGTCGTAGTCGGCCAGGACTGCAACCACGGCGCCGGTACGGCCGTGCACTGAGTCTACTGGGGCGGCGGGAATGGCCGCGATGTCTGTGGCGAGCTGGTTGAGGGCGTCATCAACGTAGTCCCCCGTGACACCAGAGTCGTTCGTGATGAGACTGGCGGCGTAGTCGTCTGCCACGACCACTACGTTTCCGTCTCGGCCCGCCCAGGTAATCACACCACCCGCGAGGCTGCCGCCGAGGGCGTTGTAGGGCTGCATCCCCTCGGGGTAGGCCGAGGTCGGGAACACATCGTAGGTCCACTCGGTGTTGTCGCCGTCCTCCGTGACGTAGACCGTCAGGGGGTCGATGCTCCAGCCGGCGTCTCGGGTCACTGTGAACAGGTGCGTCGCACCCAAGTCCTCCACGGTCACGACGTAGCCAGCGGCCACCCCGTCGTCGTAGGCTGCCTCAAGGCCGCCCCCTGCCACGGTCACACGGACCTGGAGGGAGGCGTACCCGTCCGTCACCTCGAAGCTGAACGGTTCAGCGTATCCGAGAGTCGAACCAGAAGCGGGGAGGATGTTCGATACTGTCATTACGTTGCGATAATCTTCCAGGACGCGGCGCCCGAAGCATTGTCGCAACAGATGTAGGCATCATTCAGGGTGATGTTCACCCAGATTTGACCTATCTCGTGCCCGTCGTCCACGTCATTACCAACGCCGGGGGCGCCTGCTGCGATGTAGGGGACGAGTGCGAACCGGGTGCCCGCGTCGTCGGTCCACTTGAGAGTCTGGTCGCCTGCGCCTAGCGCTGCCATCGTCCACAGCTCACTGAGGGCGCTGCCCGAGGAGTTGACCTCGGTGGGCAGGTCGCGGAGGAGGACTGCGTTCTGTCCCGTCTCACCATCGGTGGAGACGTTGCCAGCCCCGGTCTGGAGCCTGTGGCTGTCAATCGTGTAGGGGAAGCCCGGAGCCCAGAGGGTGGGCACCAAGGGGATGGTGATATAGGTGGTGTTATCCACGGGCGCGCCCGTGACTACCCAAGCATCATGCCAGCTCTCGCCCGCATAGCCTGATATTTCGGTGCCCGCCTGGAGTGAGAGTAGCTCAGCCGATACGTTGTCGGTCAAGTCATCTTCAACGTAGAAGTTGATGCTCGTAACGCTGGCCCAGTCGGCGTTGTTTGGTTCCGCCTCGCCCGCTGCGTTGGGCGTTCCCGCCGTGTCGTCGTAGGTGTAGCCGCCTATCGTGTACGTCGCCTGGTTCTGGACAATCTGCGTCCACTCACCAGTGAAGTCATCGGTGCAAACCCAGAGGTTCATCGCGATGGTGTTTATCCAAAGCTGCCCTTCAAAGTGGCCGAACTCGGCGGTGTAGATTGGGTTGGGGTCGAAGGTGTTCTGTGCTACGGCGTGCTCGAAGCGCCAGTGGTTGTTCAAGTCGTCGAAGACGGGGACTTGCCCGTGGTATGGGTAGCCCTTCACGGGGTCACTGTAGTCCACGGAGGAGTCGCCAGCATACGCGGAAACTGGCAGGGGTCGGCCGCCGAGGGTTTTCGACCCTGCGCCCATGGCCCACACTTCGTACTCCACGGAGCCGTCTGTCACATAGGAGAAGCCAGCCTCGGCGTACAACTGAGCGCAGTGGAGGACCACGTAAGGCGTGGCGGCATCTTGGTAATCCCAGAAGTAATGGTCCTGGTCATCTTGCATGGTCCAGTAGGCCTTGTCGCCCGAGGGGTCCACAAGGACGACGGTGTGTCCGCCGTAGGCCAGGAGTAGGGTGCCGAAGTTCGTGCCGTTGGCGTCGGTCAGCGTGAGGTCCATGTTGCGGTAGTCGGTGACATCATAAATCAACTGGCCGTTCGCAGTCGGGTTGCCCTTGGTGTTCTCTTCCCACATGTCGTAGGTGCCGAGATACACGGCCTGGCCTGAACCACCGCCACCCCCGCCGCCTGGCAGGTTGGTGATGAGCACTTTCTTCTTGTTGAAGCTGTCGGCTGCGTCCTCGATGAGGAGAACGTCGGTGCCCGTGGGGGCACCCTTCGCCGCGATGGCGTTGATTTCACCGGCCACGTTGTCGTGGATAGCTTCTGTGTCCGAACCGGAAATGGATGGGTCCAGCTCGATGCGAACCTTCCCGCTGCCCATGTCAGTCACAACAAAGCCTGCGGTGTCGTAGTCAATCCAGCCTACGTCGTTCCGTACCGTCACGTTCTCCTCGGTCACAACGAGGGTACCGTCGTACTGGTCGGAGTAGGGCTGCATGCCTTCGGGGTAGACTGCCGTGGCCGTCAGGTAGTACGAGAAGGAGGTCGTGACACTGGAGCCAGTCTCGTTCTCGGTGACGCTGATGGTCGTCGGTTCCTTGTTCCACCCGCTGTCCCGGGTCACCTCAAGGGTGTGGGTGCTACCGTTGTCGGTGATGACCACCGTGTAGCCAGCCTGGACCCCGCCGAGGGCGTAGTCGTAGGCGTACTCATCGCCAGCACTCTGCGCGACCTTGATGACAAGGGCGGTGTAAGTGTCGTCGATGGTGAAGGCGAAGCTATCGCCGGGCGCGACGACGCTGTTCTGAACCGGGAGGATGCTTGTGATGGCCATTAGTAACTCTGTACTCGTTGAGTGAAGGTGAAGGCGTTGTCGCCGTCCTGGGGGTGTGACTGATTGAACTGTTGTCCGTTAGGCATCGGGGAACCGCCCACGGCTTCTTGCTGCTCAGCGTTCTGAGCGTAGTTTGATTGGAGCTGCATGATGACCTCGCCTGAGAAGAGGGGGTCGCCGCCGCCTATGAACTTGAGGATGCCCTTGATGGTTGCACGGGGGAGGGTGTTGAGGTCCACGTTGTCGATGAACTGCGAGAAGATGGCGCCCAGCTCGGCGTACTGCGCGGGGGCGCTGACCCGGATGGCGTCTACCATGTCCTGCGTCACCTCACCCGTGGTGGAGGCGTAGGCCACGTCCATGGGGTTGGCCATCGCAGCGTAGGTTTCCGTGAAGCGAATCACTCGGTCGCGGCGGGGCGTGCGGCCCTTGCCGTGGAGGGTACGGTCCACTCGGCCCAGCTTGTTGGCGAGCAGGTAGACGGCGTTGCCCGAGGCTACACCAGCCTGGGCGTGCATGCCTGGGTTCTGTGGGGACTCGGCCATGAAAGGCTCCATCTCCTTGGCCATGATTTCCGGGTTCGAGGTCATCGCTGGGATGCGCTGCTGCATCTCCATGAAGAACTCCTCTTTCTCCTGCATCGTTGACTCGCGGATGGTGCGAAGCATGCGGTTGGAGTAGACGGGGAGCTTGTTGTTCTTGATGATGGAGTCGAGGCGGCTGATGAGTCCGGTGCGGGCCTCGGCCCACTCGGCGACTCGGCCAAGCATGCGGGACTCCATGGCCCCTACCGTCTCCACGTCGCCGGCCTTGACCTTCTCGTAGCGAGCCTTGTGGTTCTTGGCGGCCGTGCCGCGAGCCTTGTTCACCTTGACTGCATCGAGGTAGGCCTTCTTGCCTTCGACGAGCGCGTCCTCCACCTTGTTGAGCGTGGACTCGATGCCACGCACCTGCTGGGTGCTGAACAGCTTGCTGGCGTGGAGGTGGTCGTAGCCCTTGCGCACCTGGCCGAGGGCCTTGTCGAGCGCATCGAGGTTGGTGTCGGCGGGAATCTTGCTGAGGTCGTCGGGAATGTCGAGTTGCTTGAGCTGGGCGAAGCCCTCGGTCAGCTCGTCGATGCCGGTGTTCAGGTTGCGCGACTGCTCCATCGCCTTCGAGGTGCCCCAGATGCGGGGGTCTTCGGTGATGGCCTTCAGCTCCATGGCGAGCAGCTCGGTGGACTGGTTGCCCACCTTGCCCTTGAGCGCGAGGTCGAGGCGAGCCTGGAAGAGGATGCCGTACTGCTTGTGGCCCTTCACGTCGCGTAGATGACCCACGATGTCGCCGAGGCCCATGTCGTCGGCCCGGCCGAGGAAGGTGTCCATGGCGGACTCAAGGTGAGCTGCCTGCTGCTTGCCAATCTTCCCGACGCCGATGACTGCATCGCCCCGCATGGTGCGGTTGATGCTCCAGATGGAGTTCTGTGCCTGGCGCCCGGCGGTGCGGACCTTGTTGAGACGGGGGGCGATGGTACCGAAGTCGATGTCGTCGAGGTACGTCGCGCCCTGGTCCATGTTCTTCTTGATGGTATCAACCACGGCCTCACGCTTGGCACCCTTGGTGCTGCGTAGGCCCTCGGGGGTGCCGCGACCGATGTCCAGCTCCTCCTTGGCCATCGTCTTGCGCAGCTCGGCAAGCTCGTCCACCTTGGTGACCGTCTTGCGGCCCCCGAAGAGGCGGCGCCCGATGCCTGCGATGGCTGCGGTGCGGCGTAGCTTGCTGGCCTTGCCTGCGTCGGTCGTCTTGAGGGACGCTGCGACTAGGCCGCTCTGCGCCCAGGCCGAGGCCTTCCCGACACCGCCGCCGACCATGCTGACTGCGTTCCAGATGGGCTTGCGGAGGAGTGCCGCGCCAACCACTGGCCCTGCGAAGAGCATGCCCTGTACGATGTTCTCCGCCAGTTGCTCCGCCTGGAAGTCTGAGCGGGTGTCCATGATGTACTTGGTGTAGGTGGCCGTCTCGTAGGCTGCCTCATCGACCGCGACGTGCGCTGCGAGGCCGAAGGCGGTCTTCCCGCTGATGCCCAGGCCCTTGAGTGCACCCATCGCTAGGCTGCCGCCCATGAGGCCGACAGCGAAGTCACCGGCTATGCCGATGCCCTTGTTGGCCTGGGACAGCTCGCCGAAGCCCTGGTCCACCACGTCGGGGTCCACGAACTGTGCCGCGAGGCCCTGCACTGGGGACAGCGCTGCTGCCATCGAAAGAACCTTGTGGTCGCTGGCGGTTTCCTTCCGGGCGCTTGCCATCTGCTGGCTCTGGTACGCCTGGAGCTTGGGGTCCTGCGCCCCCTGGACCATGGGGTTATGGCCCAGGCTCATCCGCGCTATAATCTGGTCGCCGCTGAGCGACTCACGGACCAGCTCGTTGTCAGTGTTCTTGTACACTGAGTCGTGGGTACCATCCACCACGATGTTGCGGCGGCCCGCGTCCGATAGGCTCGCCATGTAGACCTCGAAGTCCGCCTTAGAAAGGACTCTAGTCTCTTGGCCGTTACTGAACTTGACGTTCGCCACTACTTATCTTTCTTGCTGGAGCGGAGCCACTTGTCGATGTCTTTCCGGTCCTCGTCGAACTTGGTGTGCTGGTCGAAGTCCATCACGATGTCGCCGACGTGCTCGATGGCGATGGCGTCGGAGAGCTTGCCTGCTGTCGCACCGAGGACTCGAACTAGCGAGTCACGAACGGCGCTCTTCGTTGGGTCTTTGCCCATGACGTTGCGGTAGATGGAGCTGAGAGTTTCCCAGACCTTCATGGTGGGGTTCTCCAGGAGGGCGGTCATAAACGTGATGCCAACCTCGATGTCCTTATCGGTCAGACGGCCGGAGGGGTCGAGCTGCTTCATCGCTCGAATACCCAGGCCAATCTTACCTGCTAGTCTCTCGCTCATGGACTCGGCGCCTGTGCCGGTACCAATCCACTCGATGCCATCCTTGCCAACCTGGAGGCCGAATATCTGTCCGGTACCGTGTGCACGGATGGCCTTCGCCTGGCGCTGGATGTCCTGCGCTCGGAGGAAGTCATTGTTGACCTTCTTGCGGAACTCGTCACGGGTGGCCGTGTCGTGTCGGAAGGTGCTCGTCCTGGCCAGCTTGAGCTTGCCCCACGCCGTCTGGACGTAGTTCTGTTCAATCCACCGGGGCTTGGTCTTGGTGCCCTCGTGCTCCAGGAACGTGTAGTCCTCGTACAGCTCGGGGTTGCCCCGCTCGTAGTTGGCCTTGGCGCCAGTACGGGTGTCGTACTTGAGCCCTTCCTTCGCATCTGCGTAGGACGGAAAGACTGAAATCTCCGGGTTGGTCGGGTCGAGGATGATGTCGCGAGCCTCCAGGAAGGTGTTGAAGTCCTGGGGCTTCATGTTCAGGCGCTTCAGCTCCTCGTGGCGGTAGCTGGTTTGGATGGATGAGCCCATGCGCTGGCGGATGCCGGCCTCAATCTGGGCTGCCCGGGCGTTGACGCGGAGCTGCTTATCCTCGGCTGCTGCCTGCTTCTCTGCCTCTGCCTCGGCCTTGAAGGCTGCCTGGTCCTCGGGGGATGGGGCGAGGGCTGCTGGGGCGCCTGCGGGGCCTCCCAGCTTGTGCTCCATGGCGGCCTCCTCGGGGGTGAGGGGGCGTTCTGCCGCGACGGCCTGGGCCTCTGCGGTGGGGGCTGGCGTAACGGTGGGTTCCTCTGGCGAGACTGGAGCCTCCTGGGGGCGCTGGTCGCGGGCGACACGGGTAGCCCTTGGGGCGGCGGCGGCCTCTACGGGCCTCTCAGGGGCCTCTACGGCCAAAGCCTGGTCCTCGGGGGTGTCGAAAGTCACGGGGCGACCCTCGGCGTCGTAGCTCTGGATGGCCGTATCGACCTCCCGGGCGGCGCCCTCCTGCTGGGAGTAGGCATCCTGGAGCATGGCCTGGGCTGCCTTGTAACGCTTGGCGTTGACGAGGGCCTGGTAGGCTCGGTGTGTGGGGGCGTCAAGGTAGAGGGTGACATCCTTGGCCATGGCGGCGGCTGAGGCGTCGATGGCCTCGGCGCTGGCCCGGTCACGAATCATCTGGTAGCCCTGGTACTCCATCTCGTTCACGGCACGCTGCTGGATGATGGCCACCTGGGCCTCCAGGGCGGTCATGGCGACGGCTCGGCTCTTCTCCTCGAAGCTGTAGTACTTGCCCAGCATGGCGGCCTCACGGTCCTGCTGACCCTGGCCGGCGGCGATGCCGGAGAACTCCAGTTCGATGTTCGCCTTCTGCGTGGCGATGTCCTGGTCGATGGTCGCCTTGATGCGGTTCCACGCCATGTTTGGGTTGCCGGCGCCTGCGGCCATCTGGCTCGCGGCTGCTGCCAGCACTGAGGACACGCGGCCTGACCGGCCGATGTTCTGCATGTAGTTGTTCGGGTTGACCCGGAGCTGCCTGGCGTCGTCGATGTCGGCACGGAACTGTGCGTTCTCAGTTTCCCAACGGGCGTAGTGCTCCTTGTTGAGCCTGTCCATCTCGTTGAAGTCGTCGGCCAGAATCTCCTGGGCCTGGGCCTTCGTCTGCGCGAGTGCGCGGCCTGCGTTGAGGCGCGTGAAGCTCTGGGCTTCTGAGAAGTTCAGCTCCTTCTCTCGGATGTCTGCGCGCTCCTGCTGAACGTCCTGGGGAAGGGAGGGGCTCCACTCGCCCTTCATGGTCATGGTCGCCTTCGCCGGCTTGGCGTCAGCGTCGGTGTCGGTGCCAGTAATCATGGTCGCGGAGGCGGGGGCGCGGTCTTGCGTCTCGCCACGGAGGAGCTTCCGGGGGCCCACTGTCTCCTCGTCCGGGTCTACACCCTCTTGGGGCGACTCGTCCGGCCGCTCGTAAATCTTACTAATCCAATCGGTGCCCATCTTACTGCTGCCCCATCTCGGGCATCTGGAGTTGCATCTGCCTGTTTAGGTCGATGCTATCGTTGATGGCCGGCATGTCTTGCATCCGCCTGAGTCTGGCATAGATGCGGTTGATGTTGGTGCCCGTCCTGTAGGCCTCGTCGAGGGCCAGGTTCTCCAGGCGGTGCTGTAGCTCTAGCTCGGGGGCTATGCTGTAAAGGGTTTCCTTGTCGGCGATGCCCAGCTCTGCGAGGGCGGGGTCCATGCTGACCTCACCGATGTCCGGTGCGCCGATGTAGTCACTCTCGTGCTGGCCGTACTCGTCAAGCTCGTCGAGCCCGGGGCCGGGGCCGGTGGGCCCAAGGTCTTGTGGTGCACCCTGCTCGGGGAGCTGCTGGGCGGCTTGCTGGGGGAGCCCGGTGATGGGGTCGATGCCCTGGGACTCAGCGTAGGTGGGGAGGAGTGCGCCAGCTTGTTCCTGGAGCATCTTCATTTCCTGGGCCTTGCCCTCGGCGTCTGCACCCTCTGCCGCTGCGCGGGACTCGGTGATGCCGGTGCCGACTGCTGCGCCCATCTGGCCCACGTCTTTTCCGAACTGCGCCATGCGCGCGTTACGAGCACCCTTCTCGGCCTGGTAGCTCGCTTCGTCAGAGGCGGCTGCCTTGCCGGCGACGTGTGCACCCTCGACCGCCATCCTGCCTGCGGCCCGGAGTCCTGAGCGTAGCGCTAGGCCTCGGCTGGCGCCGAACCCGGTCTGGCTTCCACCGACCGCTGCGCCGGCTGCACGCCGCGACGTTTCAAGGACAGCGCTCTGCGCGGTGTTGCGCTTCTTGGCCTTCTTGAGGCCGGGAATCTGTGCACCAATGCTGGCGCCTAGACCCATGAGGGGGGCGATGTTCTCGAAAACTTTTGATGCTTTACTAGCCATTGGGGGATACACTCGGGTTGAAAGATTGGACGGGGTTGGTGACGGGGGCGACGGTGGGCTCTGGTCCTACGGCCCCACCAGTTCGGAGGGCACCACCAGCGTACCGCATGCCTGCGGAGGCTGCGTTGGCACGCATAGAGGTGTGCTTGGCCTGCTGACGGTTGCGCTGCTCCATGGCTCGCTTCTGGCGCTTCTGTCGAGGCCCCTGGATGTTCATAAACATGGAAATCATTTTGAGCACGCCACCTGCGACCTGGCCCCACGGGCCTGCCATGCTGGCTGCTGACGCTGCGATGTCGATGCCGGCCTGCGCCTTGTCGAGTCTGCCACGAGCGCCCTGGCCCTGCTCTATCTTGTCCCTGGCTGCCCGTACCTTGGGGACGGCGGAGGTGACGGAGCCCATGAGTTCCATGGCACCACCAGCCATACCGGCTGCGCCACCCATCTGGGTCTTCATGTCGGCGCCCTGGGCCTTCTTCTCGAAGCCCTGAGCCATAGCGCCCATGTTGCTGCCAAAAGAGGCGCCCTGGGGCATGAAGGATGCTGGGTCGAACTGGCTCATTACTTGCTGGTCCTGGTGGAGGTGGTCTTGTCGCCCATGCCGTGCTTGGGGGAGTAGAGGAGGTCTAGTGCGCTGATGGCGAAGCCTCGGCCCAGCACGTAGTCGTCGGGCTCGTTGACCTCAATGAGGGTGGACGCTACGTCCCTAATCTCGAACTGGATGGCCTGGCACTTGGGGCGCCCGGGCGTGACGGTGAACTGGCACCGGCCGTAGCGGTACTGGTAGGGTACGTCGGAACCCTCGTAGATGTTAGCGCTGATGTTGCCGGTCCCACCCAGCTCGCCCGCGTTGGCGCGGAACAGGTAGGTGTCGGAGGGGTTGCCTTGTGGCGCCCAGCCGTCCCAGTCTTCCTCGTAGTCGTAGTTGACGGTGACCTGAATGTCGCCGGCCTCGAAGCCGTTGCCGTTGTCCGTCCAGTCAGAGAGGTACTTGGCCAGGAAGACTGCCTCGTCGATGCGGCCGTAGCTCTGGAGCTGGTTGACGCGAATCCACGGGGTGCGGAGGATGAGGCTGTGCCCCTCTTCGCCCCAGGCGGTGTCATCGGCCTTGAAGATGTCCCAGTCGCTCTCAATGTACGTGGGGGAGTTCTGGTAGAGCACGGCGTGCTGCCCATCCTGGCCGGAGTGGACGCACCACTTCTTGTAGTGGTAGTTGTAGACCAGCACCGGGTTGGCGGGAAGGACGTTCTGGTAGCGCGGGCGTGGGGGCCGGGCGGGGGTGCCCCCGGTGGCTATGTCTGGTTGCGCACCGAACTCGCTCTGGCTGCTGGCCTCGACGTACCAGCGGACCTCGTGCTCGGTTGGGACGACTATGGCGCTCTTGATGTTCGTGATGGTGTTGGCGGTGTCCTCGACGGCCTTCCCGATGTCATGCACCTGGAGGTCGCGGGAAAGGATGTGGAACGCCTGTGAGCGGTCGGAGTAGAAGAGGAGCCCGTCAGGAATCTCAACGAGGGACTCGGGGTCTGAGCAGCCGATGGTCGTCTGGAGCTGGTCGATTACGAAGTCACCGTTGGCGCCCGTGTTGTCGGGGCCGGTGTCGTAGATGGCGAATATCTCGTTGTCGTCGGTGAAGACAATCACCTTATCGTCAATCTTGCCGATGGCCGTGAGGTTACGGTTCCGGCCGAGGGACAGGACAAGGGGGGCGCTGAACTCAGGGGCGATGTTCTCCTCGAAGAGTTTCGAGTAGTACACGGTGCCCGGCAGCTCGGAGCCGACCGCGAACATGCGGTTCGAGGTGATTACAAAGTCCTTGTACGTGGGCCACGGGTCAGCGGGTAGCACGTTACCATCGGTGTAGAGGACTTCTGACCACCGGATGGGGTCATACCAGTCATTCGACACCCTGTGGTGCATGGTAAAGAAGACGTGTGCGCTTATTTGGTCCCGGTAGGGGTTCCAGCGCTTGACGCCGCAGAGGTGCATGGCACCCTCGCCGATACCCTGGTAAACTTCAACGAAGTAGTCACGCTGGTCATGGTAGGCGCTGAGCGGTGCGGAGAAACCAATGATGGCGGAGCTGAAGTCGTCATCCTCTGCGTCCATCCCGGAAATCCAGACCGGGGTGCTTGGGGCGCTGCGGTGGAGCATGCCGAGGTGGTCGGCGTAGCCGGTGACAATCTGGAACCTGTCCCAGTCGGCTGTGTCGGCGGGGTTCGTCAGCTTCTCGTAGGACCAGCCCTCGTACTTGTTGTTGGTGGAGGCTTGAACCTGGTTGATGAAGGTAATCTCCGGCTGGTCAAAGACGGAGGCCTCACCGAACGCCACGCCGTCGTAGAGGCAGGGTACGGCTGAAGCGAAGTAGGTGGCCTCACCGTAGACGCGGGACTTGAGCGTCGTGGCGGGGGTCAGCTTGGCGACACGGCACGCGGCCTCGCCGGGGAACAATACT